AAAAAAGTAATTATTGCAGGGATAGGTGGATCTGGAACTGTTAAACTTGGATCAAGTACTGTAGCAATAGCGGTTCCGGCTAATACGTTTTTAGATTTAGGAGCGTTTCAGGGGAAAATAGTTACTGCTACCCCTGCACGAGCGATAATTATATCATAGTGTCGTTCGATGACGTTAAAGTTGCCTTTGCAAGCGTTACCGGACTCGGTAACTGGATGTTAGATATTGACACTATACTTAAAGTAGGCATTAGTTTAGCAACTTTAATTTACATTATACTTAAAATAAGAAAACTAATAAAAGAAACTAACTAGTTAGTTGTAAAAATAATTATCATGTTTAAATCAAAAACATTCTGGACTGGAATTACTGGACTCATTGGCGCACTCGGTGGATATTTTTCTGGCGAGTTAGAAATGGGAGCAGCAATTAATGTCGGCATTACTTCGCTTCTAGCAATTTTCGTTCGCCACGGAGTTTCTAAAGTAGAAAAATCTTTAAGCGGTGATGATATTGCCCAATAGATGAGGAGTTGTTTGTGGGAGTAATAAGCGCGATAATAGCGTTGTGCAAAGCCGTCCCAGTATTGGAGCGGCTTTTTTTAGATGTTGCCGATGAAATCAGAGAACAAAAAGCACAAAACCGGCTTAAAGCAAAGTTGTCTTTTATTGATGATGCTGTTGCTAATGCTCGCGCCGGGATGCAAGAGCCTAGCGTTCAAGGAGCTGAACGGAATAGTAGAACTGACGGAGCATCCTCAATTTCCCGATGCTGCAAAAACAGTTCCAGAGTGGACGAAAGCGGCGTTGAAAAAAGTTGCTGAGTTAGAATATGAAATAGAAAGAAACTAATGCCTGTTCCAGATCCAATAGTTGATGGAGATACTTTTTTTAAAGGTGTTAATGCAAGGCTTGATCCCGGTCAGTTAGAACCGGGGTTTGTGTCGGAAGCAATTAATAAACGGTTTAGTAAAGGAATTGCCGAAACTAGACCGGGTATTAAAAAAATGATTTGGTCTAATAAACAAGCGGATTTATACGATGACACAAAAGTGTATGCTTCAGGTGATTATGTTTTATATAGTGGTCGAAAAATAGATACTTCTGGTACTTCAGGAAATCCGGTAGTTTTGAGTAATGTAGTTGTTGATACAAATACGAATACAAACGGCTCACAAACTTTGTCTACTTCTGGAGGACCAGCTAGTCAAGGTTCGGCTGGAAAAGGACCGTATTTTAAAGCAACAGGAACTACTTCGGCAGGGACTAATCCGTTAAGTACTGCAAACAATTTAAACACAAATTGGTCTGACGCTGGAGATTTAATTTTTGGATATGGCACGGTGTACGGCACAGGAGTTTTTCGAGATCCCGCTGGAGCCGAATATCTTATTGTTGCTTCTAGTTCTGGGGTTTATGCCACTAGAGAAGGATCGCATTCTAAGAAATTAATTTGTCCAGTAATTACGTCAGACGTTTTTTTTGTTCAATGTTTTAACGTAGTAGTAATGATGAGAGGAGATAGTCTTCCTCCTTTGTCAATGTCTTCTCTTTTCCTTGGTTTTGTAGATATAGAACAAGAAGACACTGATTTGACAATTGACGAAAACGAATCTGATGGCACAGAATTAATTCCTAGTGGAAATAGTGCTATATTTTTCTCAAATCGATTATTAGTTCCTCACAGTCGCGATCTAGTTGCTGTTTCAGATTATCTAAATTACACAAGATACCAACCAGTTATGGCTAACTTTAGAGTTAACCAAGGATCTGAAGATGAGTTAGTTGCTCTTGTTAAAATAGACAATAATACTATTGCTGCTTTTAAATCTAATTCTATATATGTTGTAGGAAATATTTATGGCAGCACAATGGATGCAGTTTTAGATGAAGTTACGAGGGATTACGGAGCCATAAGTGCCAAATCTACAATTCAAGTTGGAAGCGATGTTTGGTTTTTGTCTTCTAAAAAAGGTATATGTAGTCTTGCGGTTGCTTCAAATGGGAAAGTTAACGCAGTTGAACTTCCAACAAGTGCAGCTATTCAACCGCTTATTGATCGCATTAATTGGAATTACGCTCATAAAGCAGTTGCGGCTACTTATGGAAATAAATATTATTGCGCGGTTCCGTTTGATGGTGCTTCTGAAAACAATGTAGTTTTAGTGTATGACTTACTTCAACAAGCTTGGAGTGGGCATGACACTAGTGCTGCTTTTACGGGATTTGATGGTTCTTCAGGAATTAAAGATTTTGTTGAAATGGAATACCAAGGAAAGCGAAGATTGTTTTTTCTTTCTACAGATGGGTTTATTAATCTTTACGATGACGAGTTAACTATGTGTGGGTTTGTCGATGACGTGCCTAAAAGCACTAGTTCTGGGTCTGCTGATTTTGGAAAGCTTACAACTAGGCAAATTGAAGATGAAGTAACTACACGAGGATACTCAATTAATGACATATCTCAAAAGAAATGGCGAAGTGCGGAAGTCCATTTAAAAACAAACGATTCTAAATTTTCAATAACTGCTAGCTACGACGGACCTGAAGAAAATAATAATACTATAATTACAGACAAGACGTTTTCTCGAATTAAGTACGACAAACCTTTTGATAAACCAGCATACGTCCAGTCTAACACTAACAATGATTTTTTTACAAAATATCGTGAAGACTACAGTGTAAAATTGTCTAATTTAATTATAGGAGGCGTAAACCAAACTAACGAAACTGGAGGAGTTGATACAACTTTACCAACGGGGTCTTGCTCAACAGGAAATGTAAACCACACTAGTCTTACAATTTGTGAAGCTAACAGCGGCACGTGGTCGTATAGTGGAGAAGATAAAGGGTTTGATCCTGATCTTCATCAAACGAGCATTAATAAATACCGATTTAGAGGATTAGGTCGATACATACAATTAAAAATCGCTAATACGCAAGGACGAGTAGAAGTAACTACTGTAAAAGTTGGTGCTTTAGCTGGAGAAAATTTAACAAGAAAGGAATTATAAAATGGGTTTAACTGTAACAGTTCAAAAAGGTCACGATTTTTCGGCAGGGAATATAACACGCGCTGCTTTAAATAATGGAGCTACTCCAACAATAGGGTTAACAGGTTCAGTAGGTGACGGAGAAATTGCCGATAATGCAATTGATAATGCTAATATTAAAAGCGATGCTAACATTGCTGTTGATAAATTAGCGTTAGCGTCTGGTAAAATAATTATAGGAGCCGCAAACGGAAATGCTTCTGCTCTATCTGGCACAAGTTCTTTTTCTAGTGTATCCAATGAAACAGAAGGAAACGCTGGGTTGCTTACTGATGTTGGAGATAAATTTGAAGTTTTAAAAACCAACACGTTAGCGGCAGCTACACAAGATAACATTAATGACGGTACACAAAATTTAAACGGAGATTCTTCGTTAAGTATTTATACAGTTGTTACTAATGGTGTTAACGTAAACAATTTACGAATTAGGCACGTAGACAATTCTGTTTACGGTAATCATATTAGTACAGCTAACGCATTAGACGACGCTTCTATTACAAAAAATAATAGTGGTAAGTTAGAAATAAAAAACAACGGAGTTCATTGGACTAAATTATATAATTATAAAAACAGTGCCGGGGCTAAACGGTCAGCTTTTTTAAGTTACGGACTTGAAGGTGCAGCTACTCCGACAGAAACCACTGCGGAAAATCAAATTCTTGTTAGTGCTGGAGCTAATAATGTTCCAGTGACTAATTTCTTTTTTAAAGAAATACCTATTTTAACTACTTTAGACACTAACAACAATTGGCATCGAGTAGCGCATGGACTAACAAACCCAGCCGGAAGTGCTGGAGTTACTCCGAAATTTGTAAGAGTAGTTTTAGTTTGTAAAAGTATAAATTCTCAAACCAGTCATTTTTATTCTGTAAATGATGTTGTAGATGCTCACCATGATTCTACTATAACTATTGGTGACAATAAATCTTCTTTTATCAATGTTTCTTATGACGCTACTAATATTATCGTTAATTATTTAGGCGCACAATTATCTCACTTTGAAATTCCTAAAAAATACGGAGGAGCTACGTCTTCTTCAGCGGCAACAGGCAGTTCAGCTACGGTTAGTCTTAATAACGTTTATGCTGATTTTAAATTAATGGCTTACGTCTGTGGATAATGGCATCTCGCAACGACATTCCGCCTTTTGCTATTACTGATGGTAAAGTTAGTAAACAGGCAAAGATAGATCCTAAAAAACTTGCACCCGGCAAACCCGGCCAAGTTTTAATCGCTGGATCTGACGGTAAGTTTGCTGCGGGAAATTTAGAAAGCGGCACAATTACTACAGTCACAAATACTGAAATGACCGCTGACCAAATTAAAACTAAGTTAGGGATTATCGGAGAAGCTGTAGGCACTTTAAACACTCAAAACGTACTTAACAAAACTTTAGATAATTCTTCAGTTGATGGAGGAACTTTTATTAGCACAGGATAACAATGGCAAATTTAATACAATTAAAAAGAGCAAGTAATTATAACGTATCTGAAAATCCCGGTAGCCAAACTTTAGCCGAAGGAGAATTAGCGTGGAACAATAAAGGAGACACGTTATGGATAGGTAAACGAATTTCTACGACAGGCACACAATTTAATTTAAAAAGGTTAAACCCTGTTATCCAAGGTACGGATAACGAAATTGAAGTTACGGCATCAGCGGCAGACGCAGTAAATCACATAGCGGCTGGAGAAACTTTAACAGTTGGGCTTCCGAACGATGTTACTGTTGGTAACAATTTAACGGTTAACGGAAACTGTATTTTAGGAAACGCAACGTCTGACACAGTTACAATTGCAGGGGATTTAACAGTTAACGGCACTACTACAACAATAAATTCTACTACAGTATCTATTGATGATAAAACTTTTGTATTAGCCGCTGATGCTGCTGATTCAAATGCTGCTGATGGCGCAGGGATACACGTTACGGATGACATTGCAAGGTTTACATATTCGCATAGCGGGACAAAGTGGGTATCTAGTAAACCACTTGAAGTTACTGGAAACATAACAACAACTGGTTTAGTTGACGGACGAGATGTTGCCGCTGATGGAACTAAATTAGATGGGATTGCTAATAATGCGAATAACTACTCTCACCCTACTCACGCTGGCGATGACATAGACATTGATACAACTGCTTTAACAGGGGCAACTGTTATTTCTGATTTAGATTTAAATATTACTACAGATACTTTAGGTCATGTAACAGACGCAAATGCTACTGTAGCAACTAGAGCTTTAACTTTAGCAAACCTCGGTTACACGGGAGCAACAGACGCTAATAAATTTGCAATGACTGTTAGCAACAATGCTGGAACGGCAGCGGCGTTTGCAAGTGGATCGACTTTAAATATAACAGGAAGTTCTGGAATAGTTGTTAACAGAACAAATAGTAGCTACACGCTTTTAATAGACACATCTTCAGTATGCACTATAGATGCAACTCAGATTTTAACAAACAAGACAATAGACGGTGGCACATTCTGATAAATGTCTAACACCATAAAAATAAAACGACGAGTAAGCGGGTCAGGCAATCTGGGTGCTTTAGCTGTCGGTGAACTTGGTGTTAACATTGATGATAACAATAAGCTTTATGTTGGTACTTCCGCTGGGAACAAACTAACTGCATTACCAACTTCTGGCGGCACACTAACAGGCACATTAAATGCAGTAGGAATAATTGCTTCTAGTTCAGTTACGGCTGTCGGTTTAACTACAAGTTCTGGATTTACGCTCACAGGTGGTGATGCTTATTTCCAAGGTTCTGGTGGAGTTAACTTTAATGGTGGCCCAGTTTCGTTTTCTGCAACGGCACATATTTCTAGTGACCTAAGTATCAGCAAAGCTACTCCAAAAATTGCTTTAACAAACACCACTACTGACCCTGACAAAACTTGGAATGTTTTAGCAAATGGAACTTCTTTTTA